CTCCTCCAATGGCATTGGTGGAAAGGACAAGCTGAAGAGTAGCGTTGTCAATACGAGAGAAATTGCAAGTTCCAGATGGCTGGTGCTCTTCTGGGCGAAGTGCAAACGAGTAAACATTAATTCCAGTATCTGGGTTTCTGGTGTGGTGCTGGTATGGCTGCACTAAATCGAAGTAAGTTCCTTCACGCTCAGAGAAGCGATCTTGTCCGTTAAGTTGAAGTTTGGCAGTAACAACTGGATTTTGTCCCCAGCAATGCATGTTAAGTGCGGTCTCGGCAAGAACGAATGCACCTGCATCGGAAACACTAGAGTCGCCAATATCGGAATGCGGAAATGGAACATTGAGTGCGGGAACAGAGCAGGTGGTATCACCATCAAGAACATCACCCCATTGGTTACCTGGCTCCGAAAGTCCATCGGATCCTGGGTCTTGGAAGAGACCACGGGATGTAATAAATCCTTGGTTAAAACCTCCTCCATTGGCTAAGGCTGAGCCGCCACCGGTTATTTGGTCATATCCTGAAAAGGCACCAAAGGATGGAACAAGAGCATCCAAAGCATCAGTGTAGTTAAATGGCTGTGCACCAAGAGCGGCATTCAAATCGCGATCTGAAAGGAATGACTGACAGTAGTCAACATTTTTGTCTGGCTGAACAACGAAGATAATCTCTTTACAAGGGTGATTGAAATTGAGTTTAACCTTATTGGATGAAGATCCAACGGATTCATCGCCGGTGAATTGAAGCTGCTCAATCAAATATTCGTGTGGGTTTTGTGCCATGCGTCTACGCTCATCAGTATCAAGGAAAACGTAGTCAACATAGAGGGATGCAGCAACTAAAGATTTTTGGTATGCGGCTCCATCTTTGACAGATGTACCAACGGCTAGCGCATTTAGAGGCGCTGTAGTTAGGTTGGTTACAGCGAAAAGAACTTCATCTGATGGGCGAAGCTCAAGATTGATCTTAACTTCGTGGTACTGAAGTGCGATCAATGGTAATGCAAGTCCAGGGTTACGGCAAAACCAAAATTGAAGTGGGATGTAAAGTGTAGTTTCAGGAAGTGCATTACGAGGGGCACATACTGCGGCTGGGACAGTAGCTGAGGCACAGGCACTATCAACATCAGCAAAAGATGGATCGATCAAGTAAGTAAGTTGGGTGGTTTGTCCAACCATCTTGTTGTATCCACGCTCTTGCTCAGCGGTAAGGGTAAGCTGGTTCCAGATGTGCATCCAGTCACCATATTGTCTGTCGATGCGTTGTCCTCCAATCTCAACTTCAACCATTGAGATAAGTTGCTCACCTGGGTAGTCTATCCAACGTGCATAAGTTTTCTCGCATGGGCCGGTCACTCCACAGCATCCTTCTTGGCCAATCTCTGGGAGAGTGACCTGAAGGTAGGTGCGGTATGCAAGATCACCATTTCTGGAGATAGTACATTGGACTCTGCGGCCGAAATCGGCTTGTCCGTTAAATGTTTGTTCAATTGATTCCATAGCAAAGTTGGTGTGTCTGCGGTAGGTAACTTTCCAGAAAGTAATCTGTGGATTACCTGTAAGATAAACGTCTTGTGCGCCATAGGCAACGAGCTGCATTAATCCTCCTCCCATTTGTTATACTATTGCTAAAGAAAAAAAAATTTTCATTTTTAATTTTAATTAAATTTATGTTATGGTAAGACGCAGAAAAAATAATGTTAAATTTAACATTATTTTTCGTTTAATTTTGGTGATTACATTTGATTTATTATTTTGTTTATATCGAAATTATTTTCTAAGAATTGTTTTAAATAATTATCTAAAAAAACTTCTTTTTTTCCTTCATGGTTTTTTGTAAAAATATACATATCCTTTTTTTTCTTTATCCGCCAACCTTCTTCTAAAGCATTATAAAGAAATGCCATCTTGTGTAATTTAATAGCATCAATTTGCATAGTATTATTGATATCTTTGTCAATATCCATTAAATGTTGGAGAGAAAAGTAATATATAATTTTAACTTCATTTGGAACATTAACAAAATATATAATTAAATAAAAGAAATTAATATACTATAATGCCTGCCTTTAAACCAAAAGCCAATAAAAAAATATTGGGATCAAAAAAATCTAATGTTACCGTTGATAGTAAACATCAGGAAAAGATGATAGAGTTTAAAAAAAATGAGAATACAATAATACCTAAATTAAAGGAGGAACGAAAAAAATATAAGACCAAATTAAAAACAAAAAATCTATCGATCGATGAAACATTAGAATTAAAAGATAAAATTAGACAGCATACAAAACAAATTAACAAATATGAAAAGGAGCGTAAAAATTATTTACTGGATAATTCTAAATATGTATTTGATTATTATGAAAAAAAAAAGGAATTGGCAGACGGAAATGATAGTAAAACAAAGATGTTGTTTTCATTTTTTAATAAAAATAATGAAACAAAATCTAAAAAACAAGAAGTAAATAATACTCAAAAATATCTTAATAATATCGATGAATCTTTTTTGGATATAAACGATTATATCCATTTACATGAAGTATGTGATAAATGTAGCGGTGAATTAATCCCTGTAGAATCAGAAGGTGTAATGATTTGTAAAGTTTGTTCCCATCAAATTAATTTTATCATAGAACATGAAAAACCATCATATAAAGAACCACCTAAAGAAGTATGTTTTTACGCCTATAAGCGTATAAATCATTTTCGTGAAATATTGGCTCAATTTCAAGCAAAAGAGACTACACAAATTCCTGATGAGGTACTTGAAAATATTACATTGCAAATAAAGAAAGAGAGGATAACATTAGCGCAAATGAGTAATAAAAAAGCGAAGGATATTTTAAAAAAGTTAGGATACAATAAATATTACGAACATATTCCTTTTATTAAAGATAAATTAGGTATAAAACCTCCTATTATGAAACCTCGATTAGAAGAAACACTATGCTGTCTTTTTATGGATATACAAAAGCCTTATGCTAAACATTGCCCAGATGACCGAGTTAATTTTTTAAATTATTATTATGTGCTATATAAAATGTGTGAACTGCTAGGCGAGAATCAATTCTTATCTTTTTTTCCAATGCTAAAGGATCCTGTAAAACGCATTGAGCAAGATGATATTTGGAAAAAAATTTGTAAAGAATTGCAATGGGAATTTATCCCAACAATATAATTCTTATTATACAGTAAAAATTATATGATTAACTAGTTACTTAAACACGAGGGAAACCAACAAGATTTGCGCCAATACCGAATCCAGCTCCCGATCGTGCGGAACCAGCCATACTTGGTACATAAGTATCTAAGATACTGAATGTTGCAGCAGCAGTCAAAGCAATAAGCATGACCTCATCCAAGTTCATTTGACGTTTTGGGATTGCGTAGGCAGCGATGGCTACCATAATACCTTCAACAACGTATTTAACGATGCGTCTGACGAGTTCGCCAATGTCTAATAATTGTCCTAATTGTCCGAGCATTTTATATATTCCATCAAGAAAAAAAAATATATATAATAATAAAAAAACTTAAAATAAGATAGCTAAAAATAAAATATAATGACAGATAAAAATAGCTATGAGAACCAATTTTCGTCCAAAGGTGTTAATAATCCTAAATATGTTGATTTATTAGAGGAAGATAAGCCAATTGCGGGACAGAAATTTTGTTGTGTGAGTTTTGTGTCACCAGAAAAAATTCTTAAAAAAAAAGAACTATTTTACTTTCAAGAATTCCTAAAACATTGGGATTTTACTAAATCAACAGAAAAATTCACACATTTTCTAAACTTTATTGCTTTTAAATATAATCTGAATTTTGATAAGATTATGGTCGATTTTCAAGAATATACTAAATCAGAATCGGATAAACTTGCTAAAACCAACCTTGATGATGATTACAAAAATTTCCTTGATGCTAAAGAAGATGCTTTAGAACAAGATTTTAATGCTACATTTAATTTTCAAACTAGTACACGGGGAATTAAAATACGAGGAGCATATCCTACACAACAGGAAGCAGAGTTAAGATGCAGAATGCTCAGAGAGGTAGATCCAAACCATGATGTTTATGTAGGACCAGTGGGTTTGTGGATGCCTTGGAATCCCGAAGCATATAAAACAGGTCGTGTGGAATACTTGGAAGACGAGTTAAATCAATTAATGAGTGAGAAAAATTTGAATGAGAAACAAGCCAAAGTTGCATTTGAAAAACGCGTTAGAGAATCGAAACGTGCTGCTATTGCAGAAAATGTTAAAATTGCAAAGGAAAGTGGTAATAAATTAACACAAAACATCGATAGTGATGGTAATTTAGTTGGGGTTGCTAATATGAATACTACTGAATCTGGATTAAACGGAGAAGTATCTTCAGCGGATATTAGAAAAGAGCTTTTTGAAGGTGCTAACATTAGAACACGCCAATCCGATAAAGAACAAGAAGCCGCACAAGAAGCCGCACAAGATAAAGTAGATATGGAAATCACAGAAAAGGAAGATTAAATAATTTTATAAAATTGATTTATAAAATTATATATTTATTATAATAAAGATGAATAAAGCAAAACTTAATTTCACTGATAAATTACCACCAATGACAATAGTACAACCAAATAATAACATTACTGAAAATACTCTACAGAGTTCTAATAAAGATATTACACAAGAAGCGAAGAAAATTCCCAAGAGATGTCAATTAAAAGGGTGTAAGAGAAAATTGCCAATTACTGCATTTGATTGTAAATGTGAAAAGAGATTTTGCAATTTACATACATATTCGGAAAACCACAATTGCACTTTTGACTATAAAAGTTTTTACAGACAAAAATTGGTAGATAGCGCAGGGTTAGGAGGTGGTCAAATAGATAAAGTTGGTGATAGGGTATAATTACCAACGGCTTTTCTTGACGTTTATACGTGGTCCTTTTCTTTGCGCTTTGGGATCAAATGTTTCCTCATCGTCGTCAGAACCAATATCTTTCGACATTTCCCAAAATTCCTTAGAACCGAGTTTAAATTCTCGGTGCGCATCAGCTTTATACCAAAATATTTGGTCATCTAATTTGTTAGATTTCGCATTATTAGATATTACCAAACATTCATAATTTTCTGTACATTGATCCATTACTTGACAAAAGCTCTCAAATGTTGGAAACATACCTGCATAATTTTCATATATACGTTTCCTATTGTTGATATAAGGTTCGCGAAGAATAAAAGTATAATCTATATTTGTTCTCAAATTTGGAGGAACTCCTAAAGGGTATTGCATTGTAATAACTAACATTATTTTCCAATGACGACCATTCATGAACAGAAGACGCATTAATTTATCTCGGGCCCAGCTATTATCATATAAACAATCATCTAAAATAACAAATGCTCTTCCATCTATATTGCACTTTCCATATGCAGCAACTTCTTTATTAATTTGTTTGATTACCATTTTTTGCCGTTTTAAAATATTCTCAATTATAGCAGTATTATATTCATCGTGAATAAATAATTTGGGTACCATTTTAGAATAAAAACCATTCCCAGCTTCTGTGCCCGAAATAACAGTTCCTATTGGGATATCTTGATGATGATATAATAAATCCTTTACTAAAAAAGATTTTCCTGTATCACGCCGGCCTATTAAAACGATAACTGGTCCCTGTGTTTCACTCGATTTAAATTTGATATTTTTCATATCGAACTTTTTTAATTCTAAATTCATATTATTTTTCATTTATATTAAAATTAATATGAATTTACGCAAATAAATAAGTTTAAAGCTAGTATAAATTTTATCAATAAACACTAATGTTTGATTTATATTATAAAAAAAATGATAATACTGTTCTTTTTAGTTCTATAAACGATATAGGAATTTATAATGTGCAAAATTATATCCCACTTTACAAACAATTTTTTTCTCTCAAAGAATCTAATTACAAGAATCTCAACTTGAATCACGCATATCATATTACAAATGTGTCAAAGACGGATAAACGCAATAAATTTAATTGTATCGTGAATGGCAATGGAAAAAATGAAACTAAATTATGTTTTTTTAAATTCTCTCCATTATTGGATCCTGTAAAATATATGGTAGGAAAATATAAAGATTTAGGGGAAACAGAACGCATTGCATTGCCGGAACTGAATGAAAGTGTTTGTCATAAGAAAGTCCTTGA